AATGTGTTGGTCAACGGCGGTACAGGCGGGGTGGGATATACAGCAGGTGCCGGCGGTACAGTCACTCAGTCTGGTGGCGGTGGTAAAACTGCTGGAGTAACATTGAACAAACAGAGTGGTGATATCACCATGGCCAACAACAACTTGGGTGCTGCTACCATAGTGAGTTTTGTATTGACCAACAGCACCATTGGTGCAAATGACTTGCTGTTGTTGAGCCATCAGAGTGGCGGCACACTTGGGGCATACACTCTTGATGCTGCCTGTGCAGCCGGGAGTGCTACCATTTATGTTAGAAACAACACAGCTGGCACTCTAGGTGAAGCACTTGTAGTTCGCTTTGCAGTAATCAAAGGTGCTGTGGCTTAACCAGTTTTGATCTTGCCCAGCAGTTGTTTGAGCTTGGCACTTTGCACATCGCCCGATATCTTGGATGAGTCTACGCCAGGGGTCGGGCTTTCCCATGGTGGAGTATCTTCACTTGTAGCAGTAGAGGTAACTTGACTGCGGGCCTTGATCGAGTCCATGATTGAAGCTGATGGTTTCTTTGAATAAGCATCTCCATCTTCTCCGCCTTCGTCAGTAATACGCATGGTTTCAATGTTGTACTCCAAATCAATTTTTTGACCAACGCCGGTCGAGCTTCGAGACTTCATACACTGTATCTGATACTTGCCACGCTCTTTCATGGCACGTGAAGTAAAGATACCAAACACGTTATCTGCTGTGTTGATTTTAGATATACCACCTGAAATATGACTGTGATCAAATTCAATTTCTTCCACAGCCGATCGATTCAACTGACTCGCTGTGACCATTAAAAATCCCAGTTCTTTGGCCAAGTTACGCAGTTCTTCACTCACATATTTGTCTTTCACAAACAAGTCATTGGGCGATACTTTTGCACTCACAGGCATCAGCAAGTCCAAGTAGTCAATCATCACAAAGTCTACTCGTTTACCTGTTTGAATTTGATACTCTTTCAGGTACGCACGTATGTCGTTGATGTTGCTTTGTGCTGGCAGGCCTTTGACTTGATAGTTGCCCGACTTTTTGGCCACCAGTTTGACCTTGAGTTCTGTGGTGTCAATATCCTTGCGAATGTCCTTGGTGCTCATGTTGGTCAACATAGCATCTGTTCGCAAACTTGTGAGTTCTTCTGAAAGTTCTAGTGTGATGTACACACCACTGAGTCCTTGTTGCAACCAGTTTAGTGCAATGTTCATCATGACCAAAGATTTGCCTGAGCCGGATCCGCCGGCAAAGATGTTGAGTTCACCTCTACTGAAGCCACCATACAGCAGTCGATCCAGTTGTGGCCAGCCCGTCGACACTTGTCCGCCTGAGTTGAAATACTTTTCAATACGTGCCTTGGGATCACTAAAGTAGTCTGTGCCCATGTCCTTGGTCAAACTGATCTGTACAGCATCTTTGATCAGTTTCTCCACAGGTTCAAAGTCGCCCTTTTCCAGCATGTCTGCGGCTTTTAAAATAGCACGTTCCAGTTCTTGGCGCTTGGTAAACTGTTCAAACTCACCCATGAACCAGTCAAAGTGACCTTCGTTTAGATCAGGCACTGCTTGTAGTTTGATGCCTGTGGTTGCACTGATCTGCATGCGGTCTGGCAGAGTCTTGTGCTTGTCTGAGTGTTCTTTGATGAACTCGGCCGCAGGCCTCAAACTTTTGTCAAAGTTCTGCGGATTGTAGATGTTCTGCACACGCACATAGCTCTGTGCATCTTCCAACATCATTTCTAAAAATAAACGTTGAACGTCAAGTCCGTATTCTTTTAACAAGTTGTGTCCTTAATAAATTGTGCAGCTTTTAATGCTGTCTTCCAGTTGGTATTTCTTTTGCTGTCTAGCTTGGTCAGCGCCGTGATCCAGTCTGTATTTTCCAAGTCATCGGCTGTGGACTTGAGATAGTTGACCAATCCACTGAGACTTGCGATCGAGTTTAACTCAGATATTGCCTGCATTTTAATTATGTTTGGTGCATGTTTGGGGTCAAAATTGGTGGCTAACTGCCAACAAAAATCAGAAGGATCGCCTTCCTTGTTTGTTTTTAAATTCTGATTAAACCAATGAAATACATCAGATATTTCCAATAGATTATAACTGCCCACTGCAATATTAAATCCAAACATCACATTACTTGGTAACATGGCTTTCATATCCAAAATATTTTTACTAGTTTGATTCCAGTTGCCGGGCCATCTAATGTATTCGAATCCTGGACCCACAGCGTCAATACTAAAAAATAATTTAACCAAACGTGCTCGACTCCAAAGATCTAAGATTTTTTTACTAGGCATAACTGTAGCATTGGTGTTATAACTTATAAAAGAATTTGCCAATACCCCTTGTTCTTCAAGTTTCAACAACAGCTCGATTTGATCATTATTGAGCATGGGCTCTCCACCGTTAAAGTGTATTTTTTTAATGTGCCCAACATCTAGTCTATCTAGAAAATTGTTTGACTTTTGAAAATAACGCCCTATTGCTGTTAAATCATTTCGTTTGAGATTTTCTTGAGTGGCCCATAGACTACTGTTAACAGGACTACACATGATACAGGCAAGATTACATGCCCAAGTTGAACTATGATCAATACCCTCCAAAATTATTTCAGAACTAGGCACAGTATTGTAAAATTCAATAGCACTAAGACGACGGCTTTTGTGTCCAGCATCTTCCATCTGCCAACAACGATCACAGGCTGACGGTTTTTCATTATTGTCAAACTGTTGTCTTAACTTGGACAGATGTGGACTTGTTTGAAAATCAAACGTGTCAACTGGCTCCAATGCGCAGGCGGCTTGACAACATGGTGCAATACTTATATGGGTGTCATTATGCCTATCAATATATATATTGCGATATATTTCAGGGCACCAATTGCTGCAATCTTTTAACAAGTGCTCTCTTCCTTAGTTCTATTTTGATCCGACTGGTTTCTTTTGATTGCATTATAGTTAGCAAGGCTCCAAGTTGGCCTAATTGTATTACTGCGTCATTGGTGTCTTTACAGCCCTCAGGCCAGTCAGGTATGCTCACTGCCCAGCCCAGTTCCACAGCACGGTCAATCAGCTCAACGCCTGCTGTATCTTGATCTGGTACTACAATTATATCTCGTCCCAGGCTGCGTATCAGTCTTGCTTGTAGATCACTTATGGTATTGTGCATCACCGCCAGGCCGCCTATGCTGAGTGCGTCAAATATGCCTTCTGTCACAATCACATGTTGCCAATCGCCATGCTGTAGGTCTGTGCCAAACACATAACCAGGTTGACTGTGACTGATGAACTTGGGCTGTTTTCCATCCAACATTCTGGCAGTCCATCCCACCATGACGTTGTTGTAGGTAAACGGTATTATGACTTGTGGCCGAGTCCAGTGGACACCATCATTTTGTGCGGCTGTGAGCACAGGAAAGTCCGCGGGTACCTTTCTTGAACGCAAGTAGTCCCATTGAGATTGTAGTTCAGGTGTGACCAATTCTGCAAACGGTGGCAACTCATCAAACTCTTCAAATTTGATATCGCTAATGGCATTCCAAACTTGCTGCCGTTCGCTGAGTATACCATGTATGTTTTTGTGACGCAGACTTTCAAGATTCAACATCTCTATTTCTACTTCTGGCACACCCATCCAAGTCAACAGTCGACGGGCTTTGAACATTACACTGCGTCCTAATATGAAACTGGCAGTATAACCACAATTGAAACAGTGATAACTCCAACTTTGATCTGTGGCTTTGAGTCCGCCACGTCCTCTTCGATCCTGTGTGCCGCCTGTGTGCTGACAACATACCGCATTAAAACTCAACCAACCTGAGGGTGTGGGTTTCTTTTTTGCAGGTAGATAAGCAAGGATGTCAAGCATCTATACAGTATAGCAGGGTTTGTGTTGCAAAGCAACAGTTAACGATAAAGAATATTGGTAACGTAGCCAGTGGTGATCAGCACAGTCACAGCCTGTGCTTCAGTGCCGCCAAAGTTCAAGGGCAAGTAGCCCGATCCGCCATCGGTCACAGTGATTTGTCCAATGCCACTTGGACCAACAAACGGTGCAGCAATGGCAGTTGCTCCGGCACCATTGCCCAGCAACTGAACACAAGGTGCAGCCATATAGCCAGTGCCCGCATTGGTAACTGATACTCCAGTCACAACACCGTCAACTACTGTGGCAGTGGCACTGGCACCATAACCTTGGCTGTTGTTGATACCCAAACGTATCAGTGGATGAAATCCCACCACGTTCAAATAAAAGGTACCAGTTTCATCAAAAAATTCGCGACTTTCAGTTACATCTACCCACAGTGCTTCATAATCCTGTGCGGCCTGAGCTTTGATTGTGCCGGTAAAATGCACAAGATCATACTTGATTGTGGTCAAGCTGGCACCAGTTGTGTTGATGTAACTTGAGTAGTATTCGGTGAGATAATGAGTGCTCAGCGGCTGTGGATTCAGTGCCCAGTCTGGCCAGCTCTGTGGTCCAGGTTGTGGCCAGGAATTCTTGCCATTTATAGTGGGAATAGTGACAGGTTGGCTGGCAATGAATTGTGGCAATACTGAGTCCACAATGTTGCAATCGCCTCTAGCACCGGCGTTGTCGTTGACAAATGCTGCCTGCACATAGTCTCCTTGTGTGCGTTCAATGCTGTAGCTGCCGGGCTGTGCTAGTATTTCCATGGTGTCTGCTGTGTCCAGCACAACTTTTACTCGACCCAAATTGGCGCTGAGTATAGTCATGTCTTTTTCGATTAAGAGTCGATCGCCAGTTTGGTTCAGCATTCTAAATCGAAATGTGCTGCCTGTGATGTTTACAGGTTTTTCATCTTGGTTGATGAATTCAAAAAGTAAGACGTTGTCTACACCTTTGTTGACAGTTAATTGTTTTGCGTACACTGGGTCATACCTCGCTGTGAAATATCCACCACTGGTATCAATCAATAATACTCGAATAATTTGCTGATATAAGTAAATGGTGGTTGAATACATAGGATCCTCAATACGTATTTATGGGTAACAATATCTTTGAAAAACTGGCGGAAAAATATCCCTTTATAACTCTGTGCGTGTACGCCAGCAATGAGTATATTGGAGTAGTTCAGAACAGAGACGATGCAGTCACAACCATCTACGACTTTGGTGCTGTGCTCACACAACAAGACAAGCTGGAATTCTTGGAATTGGCCAACACTTGGTGGTGGGAGAGCAATCGTAGCATACCCATCAATATATTCCTGCGCAGTGACTGGGACCGATTCAAGTTTACTTTGAGGACGTTTTCAAACAAAGATCTAGAAATCTTACATGGCCCTGTATGCAGTCTAATAGACATTGCTCGCAAAAAGAGCAAAAGAAAGAGCATCACTTTGGTGAGAAGAATAGACTAATTAGTTCAAAAGATTCATATGTAACGCCACCAAGGCTGCATAGGAAATTGCGTGACTCTTCTTGAACGTATAACCACGCGATTCGTCCCCGTCCCACACTTCTGCAAACACTTCCGACCAAGGTTTCCGTTGTAAGTGTGCTTTGCCTGGTCTAATGATTGAGATAAAAGCAGCCATCCTGGGTATCGAGTCGGGCTGCATTGTGGCCAGCAAATCCACGTAGTTGCCCACGTGTACCAACTGACCGGCCCAGGGTCGATCAGTCCACAGCCTCGACCATGGAGGTACGGCTGCTAACATGGCTTCGTAGTGCGCAGGATCTTTGATCAACTGATACACACTCATATTCAACAAGTCAATTTTGAAATAACCACGCTGTTCCGCAGTCTCATAGTCTATGGCAGCACAACCATGTTCGGGGTCTTGCGGAATGTCTGTGATATAGATACCTGAGTTGTGACGTCGTGGCCGACCATCCACTACTTGTCTGGCAGGTGTGTGCTGGATCAGTTCTAGTATCCGGCTACGATCCGGAACGTCAATGTCAATGTCTGCACTCATTTGAAATAATTCCATCCTAATTTGGCATTAATATATGCTTCTTCTATTAGAGTTATATCAACAAAATTTGGCGGTTTGCTACTTTGTATTTCTTTAAGAATTGTGTCGCATTTAATTTTGGAATTTTTATACGGCTGTTTTTGCAAAAACTCATTGTGCAATTCTTCAATGTCGTCTTGACAAGTATAAGATATTTCTGCCCAGTCAGCAACTTGTTTGACTTCTTCTAAAAAATTATTTTTATTGTAAAAACATTTAAATGGAAAAACATATACTTGTTTTGATTTATTGTATTTTACTTTTTGTTGTCTAGTAATAAACCCATGATTTGCCGGCTGTTGGAATCCAATCTGGAAAAATTCACGCAGTATTTCTCTTGGACAATCTGGTCTCTCTAATGACAATTCTAATAGTTCTAATTTGTGTTGCTCAGTGCATTCTTTTTTAATCCAATAAGGTAGATTTGCAAACTCTTCTAGTGTAGTCACATCAGGCCAATTTGGATCTTTAACTGCATCATAACTGTGTTGAATCTGATTGGCAAAAAAATTCTGTTTAATAATTCCTAGTACCCACTTGTAGTCTCGATTATTAAGTTTGTTATAGGTATCAACTTCCAGTTGATCGTTATCATAACCGTAATCACCAGCTCTAAGCAAACTAATTTGTTGAAGTGGTAGTAAATCATCAATATCAATTTGTATACTAATCACTTTGTTAAAGATTAACGGTTTAGGCCAAAAAGAATAATGATCTGCAAAAAACACCTTTTTTCCTATATACTCTTTTGCATGTGATGCACCCAAGGAATTAAATGGCGTGCCAATTGCTATGCCTGCAATTTTGTTGCACACAAACTCTAAATAATTTCCGTGTGCCCCACCTTGAAAATCAATATGTATCATATTCTACACAATGCCACAACAGTTTTTAATTGCTGTTCGGCTTCACGTACAGCACCTATTGCATCAGCCACAGCAGGATATTGTTCAGCCATGCGCCGCGCTTCTGCTTCTTCATCACGCTGTTTACTCACCCAATCAAGTAAATCTTCAGCGTGTGGATTCAATCCAACGTGATATGTTCCCAAATTAACGGGTTGCCATTCTTTTCCGTTGTACATTTCTAACCGTTGACTGTGGGTGTTAAATTGTAATTGTCCAACCCCCATGTAATTACTGTTGTTGATATAATTACTACCAGCACCGCCGGTAACTGTGATATACTTGCCAGTTTGTCCAATGTTTCCTATCATATTACCATCCTGCTTGTCGTAAAATTTCTCGAGTGTACTCTGTGTCTGCGGTATAGTCTGCGAATTTCTTTTGCCACACATCTGAGTCTATGTAGGGCCATATCATTGAGACTTGGTCGGCTGTGAGTTCGCCTAAAAACTTCTGTCCTGACTCACAGTTGTATATCACCCAAGGACTGATGCGTCCGGTTGTGATGGCATGACACATGGCATGTGTACTGCCGTAACGCAGGCAATCATGTGGCGGTGCTGAATGTTTTTCACTCCAGTCTATGCCAAACTCCACTGCTCGTGCCAAGGCGTCTGCCACTGCTTCCACTTTCAAATAGTCCAGCAAGTATTCAGTGTAGATTTTGTCACTGCCCCAGTTGTCAATCTTTTTATGGTGTTTCAGCAACCACTCAGTGAACTGTCTGGGATTGATGGCCCGAGTGGCCACACAGTATCTACCAAATTTTACAAAGGCTCGGTA